GGATCGCGCAGTTGACACCGACACGATGACGCAGGGGATCGTCAGGAAGGACGGAATCCCTTACAGCGTGATGATTGCCGACCGGCACCCGGGGCGGGTGATCGGCTCCAGCCAAATGAAGTGGACTGAGGTGCCCTTCTACTCCCCGACCGGTCGGCGGAACGTGCTGCACCTGATGCACATGGAACGACCGGACCAGACGCGGGGCGTGCCCTGGCTGGCGGCAGTGATCGCCAAGTTAAAGCAGCTTGACCGCTACTCCGATGCTGAGGTTGATGCCGCTGTGAACGCTGCGGCAAATGCGGTTTTTGCCACGATGGACCCGGACGCATTCAGCGATCTGTTCGACGCTGAAGCGCAAACCGCCTACGTGAACAAGGCCATGCAATTCGATGGCACGCTTCAGGCGGGGCGTGTGATCGGCATGTTGCCGGGCGAATCAATCACTAGTCCCACCCCGGGCCGGCCGAACCCTGCTTTCGAGGGTGCGTTCCTGGCGTTCAACAACGAGGTGGCGATGGGGCTGGGGCTGCCGCGTGACGTGCTGCTCAAGGCCTTCAACGCCAGCTATTCCGCCAGCCGTGCGGCGCTGATGGATGCGTGGCGCACGTATAAGGTCCGGCGCTCGCGGTTGGCCTCGCGGTTCTGCCAGCCGGTCTATGAGGAGGTGATCGCCGATGGCGTGGCGATGGGACACATCACAGCCCCGGGCTTCCTGTCGGATCCGATGATCAGGGCCGCGTGGCTGGGATCGTTCTGGAGCGGCGACGGGCCCGGCGCCTTGGATCCGACCAAGGAAGCGACCGCCGCCAAGCTGCGCATCGAGATGGGGCAGACCACGCTGCCCGAAGAGATCCTGGCCTACGACGGCGGCGACTGGGAGACCAAGCACCGCACCAGCGCCCGGGTGCACTCCGAGCGGGTGGAGGCCGGCCTCGAGGCGCCCATCGTGGGCCCGCCCGCGGCACTGCCACCGGCCCCCTCCGGTATGGCCGACCCCTCAACGCCTGCTGAGACTGAGGACGGCATCGAGGATGATGACGCCGATCCCGGCGAAGATGCAGACCCCACCGAGCCCCCCGACGATTGACGCCATGAACATCCTCGACGTTCTCTACCAGCCGTGGGCAATCGCCCCCGATCGCCTGACTGAGATCCAGGCGATCTATGCCACCCACCTGCGGGGCGAATCGATCGACATTCCAGCGGTGGAGGCGAGGATTGGCCGGCAGCTGCAGAACCAGCCGCAGGGCTACCAGGTGCAGGATGGTGCCGCGCTGATCCCGCTGCGGGGTGTGATGGCGCCACGCATGAACCTGATGAGCCAGGTGAGCGGCGGCACCAGCACGGAACTATTCGCCCGTGATGTGCAAGCGGCGCTCAGTGATCCCGAAGTGAAATCCATCGTGCTGTTGGTGGATTCGCCCGGCGGATCGGTGGGCGGGACGCAGGCCGCGGCGGCGGCTGTGATGGGTGCTCGAGGCGTGAAGCCGATCGCCACATTCAGCGACGGGATGATGGCCAGCGCCGCCTATTGGGTGGGCTCTGCTGCCGATCGGGTCTACATCAGCTCTGGCGTGGACCAGGTGGGCAGCATCGGCGTGGTTGCCTCGCACGTGGACGTGTCGCAGCGGGAGGCGGCGCTGGGCGTGAAGACTACCGAGATCGTGGCCGGCCAGTACAAAAGAGTCGCCAGCCAGTACGGGCCGCTGACGGACCTGGGCCGGCGATCGATCCAGGATCAGGTGGACTACCTCTATTCCCTGTTCGTGGGTGACGTTGCCGCCCAGCGTGGCGTTTCCACAGACAAGGTGCTGGCGGACATGGCAGACGGCCGAGTGTTGATCGGGCAGCAGGCCATTGACGCTGGCCTCGTGGACGGTTTCGGTAGAATCGAAGGTGTGATCGCTGAAATGAACGACCGTGCGGCGTCTGCGGCACGGATCACCGCAACCATCCCCGCTCTTCGGAGAGCTTCTATGAATCCCACCCAAGTGGCTGCCGATTGGGCAGCCGAGAATCCCGAGGCTGCGGCGGTGCTGCGTGCCGAAGGTGCAGCAGGCGAACGCGACCGCATCGCCGCGGTCCGTGCTCAGTCGCTGCCTGGCCATGAGGCCCTGATTGAAAGGCTGGCCGCCGATGGCGTCACCACCGGCCCCCAGGCCGCCGTTCAGGTGGTGGCCGCCGATCGCGTTCGTCAGCAGAATCTGGCGGAGGCCCGCCTGAATGACGCCATCGATGCCGTTCCGCAGGCTCCGGCCCCTGCTGCTGAGGAGACGCAGACGCCCAAGCTGGGCGCCAATGGGGTGATCGATCCCAACACTGACGCGGCTGCCCTCGATAAGGCTGCGAAGGCGTACATGGCCGCCCATCCCGGCACTGACTACATTGCCGCCGTGCGTGCGGTTCAATCCACCAACGGAGGCATCTGATCATGGCTGTAGGAGAAATCACGGTCCTGCAGGAGACGGTCACCCTCTCCGCAACCGCCACCCAATACCGGGGCGTGCTGCTCACCGGTGCCGCCGTTTCGGCTGCGGGCCCCGGCTATCCCGCCGCGACTGGCGGCGTTAGCGGGGATTCCATCCCGGTGATTCTGTTGGGTGTGGCGATCGGCGAGGCCGGCGCTGCCGTCACCGCTGGCGCCCTGCTGGAGTTCGATTCGTCCGGTCGGTACATCACCCGATCGACCGGCACGATCGTCGGCCGCGCCCTGTCGGGGGCATCCGGCGCAGGCGTGCAGATGGAAGTTTTCGTCATCCCCAACTGAGGTAACAACCCATGCCACAGCTCACCCCTTCTCAGGCACGGGTGATTAACCCGGTCCTGTCTTCCATTGCCCAAGGCATTCAACAAAACGATTTTGTGGGGAACTTTCTGTTCCCCCGGGTTGATGTTCCCCTGCGTGGCGGGCAAATCCTGACCTTCGGGCGGGAGGCGTTCATGCAGTACAGCAACCTGAACCGCGCTCCTGGCAGCTCGACTCCGCGGGTGCAGTTTGGTTACAGCGGCTCGACCTACGCCCTGGTGGACTACTCCATTGAAGGCAAGGTCCCCATCGAGATTGAGCAGGAGGGCATGAACTCCAGCTTTAGCCTGGATCACGCCGCCGTGGCGATCAATGGCGCCGACCGGATCCTGGCCCTGCGGCTGGAGATCGCCCAGGCGACGCTGGCCACCACCCTGGCCAACCACGCCGCCAGCAACCGCGTCACCCTCTCCGGCACCGCTCAGTGGTCGGATCAGACCAACGGCGTTAGCAACCCGCTGGCTGCCATTGAGACCGGCAAGGAAGCCATCCGCGCTGGTGTCGGTCGTCGTCCCAACGTGGGGGTGATGGGCCCGGCGGTGTGGGCATCGGTCAAGTACCACCCGGTCGTTCGGGATTACACCAAGTACACCGGCCGGGAAGTTGCCACCCTCGACATTTTCTCTGAACTGACCGGGATCCCCAACTGGTACGTGGGTGATGCGATCTTTTCCAACGACGCCGGCACTGTGCTGAGCGATTGCTGGGGCAAGGACGTGGTACTGGCTTACAGCGAGCTGGGCAGCGTGGCCAACTACGGCGCCCCGACCTTCGGCTACACCTACAACCTGCAGGGCTACCCGCTGGCTGAGGAGCCGTACATGGATCGCAACACCAAGTCTCAAATGTTCCCCGTTACCCGGGCGGAAGCCCCCGTGATCGCGGGTCAGCTTGCCGGCTACCTGATCAAGTCCGCGGTGGCGTGATGAGCGCCTACCGGATCCTGCTGGGCCCGATCGCTGATGGTGCTGCTCTCCGCGAGGATGGCAGCACCATTGAACTGGCCGAAGCAGACGCAGCTCCGCTGCTTGAGGTGGGCGCCATTGAACCCGCGCAGGAGAGTAAGGCCGCTCCAGCCCGAATGGCGAAAGCCGTGAAGGCTAAGGACTGATGCCCCTGTTCGAGGATCCCATGGTTTTCCTCCGGGACTTTGGAGTTCCTGTGACCTCCGGAGTGTCGAGCGGGTTGGGCATCCTCGACACTCCGGGCAAGGTCATCATGAACGACATGGTGATCTCGACGGATTACACGCTGGCATGTGAGTATGCGACGTTCGGGAGCCTGGCCTACGGGGCGCCAGTGGAGGTGGATGGTGTGTTGTATTCCGTGCGCGAGGT